TGTAAAGAAAAAAAGAAAAAAAAAGAGAAAGAAAATAAAGAAAAAAAAAAAAAAAGGGAGGGAGGAACGGAAAAAAAAGAAAGGGGGGGGGGGGGGGGGGGGGAAAGTCCAATCCGCATGCGAGAAATCTGAAAAAAATCAGGGGTAAATAGTTATATATTTTTTTTTACTATTTTTATAAACCATAAAATAAATAAAAACATAACACAAATAATGTAATTAAATATAGTAAAAAGACTTGATTTTTTATTTTAATTATATAAATTACTTAATGTAATAATTTTATTTATGTAATAAATCACACAAATGTTTTGATGATGAAGACAAAGAGTTAAGCACAAGGACTGAGATGTTATGCGATTGCATCTTAGCAAGGGAGATGTGTTAGAAGCTAATGGGTTAAGTAGGACAAATGTGGCAAAGTTTCCTAGTGATGTAATAGAGGTGCAGGTGTATGGGGTTAGGTATTATTTAGAGTGTGAAAAGGTTGCAGATTTTATTATTAAAAATTATAAACAATGAAAACAATGAAATTAGAAGACTTAAAAAGTATAGCTGCTGGGAAAGCTACAGCAGATGAGATTAAAGAAAAGGAGGAGAAAGAGGTTTTAGAAAGATTGACTAAAGCTAATAAGGCTAATAAGGCTAACAAGAAGAAGAGTCAAAAGAGTGGAGAGTGGATAAAGACAGACTGGTGATGGAGATGGGAATGAGAGAAAGATAAAGATTGACGACCTATTATGAGGAAAGAATGTGATAGTGCTACAATGTATCATATAGATAAACCTAGTTGGGTGTATGAAGAGTGAGAGTGAAAAGATATTAAACAGTATGATGTATGGTGTATTAGATTTAAAAGGACATGAGAAGAGATATATGCTTACAAGAAAGACTGAAAACTTAATCAGGTAAAGTTTGTAGAGAAAGAGTTTGATTTAGCTAATAGGTTATATATCACATGACATGCTTATCAGCAAAAGGATAGTAAGGCAGGGGGGTCAGATTAAAGACCACCCCTTTTTTTAAAAAGACTTGCAATTTATTTTTTTTTATATATTACACGGATGTAGCCTGTATGTAGGCATGTTTACATATTAAATATAAAAGAATGCCAAAATGAGTTTATGTTAAGAAGTACATCACATGGGACAGAGACAAGAAATCTGTTAAGAACAATGATGGTACTAAGATTACAGCCAGCCAGATAGACATATTTATGGAGGCTATAGAGAATGATTATACCATCAAGGAAGCATGTGCTGCTGCAAAGTTTACAGAAACGACTTATTACAATTATCTACACAATGATGAAGACTTTAGGATGAGAGTAGAATGGGCAAGGACTAAATTGATAAGGGATGCTAAGGACAAAGTACATGAATGAATTAAGAATGACAAGGACTGAGAGTTTAGTTTAAAGGTATTGAAAGCTAGATGTCCTGAACAGTACAACACACAGAAGATTGAATCTAAGAATGAAGTTAAGGCAGAGGTTGTTACTAAAGATGTTGATGCTATGCTTATAGAATACTACGAGGATTAGTTTATTAATAAAGACCGACCTATGCAGACCGAAGAAGTTAAGGCATTAACACTTAAACATATTATGGAGATAGAAGAAGATAAACTGGATGAGGCAGATACAAACTTTGACTGACTTAGTTTTGAGCAGAAATTATTAAAATGGAGAGAGAATGTATCAAAGAGTGTAAAGAGCAGACAAGAATATATAGAGCAGGTACAGCTTAACAACAAGGAGAAAAGGTTAGAGTTACTTAAATATACAAGTCCAGAGGGTTGGGTCACAATAATCAGGAAATGCAAAGAAGACCCAATCTTTTTCTTTAATATGTTTTTATGGACTTATAATCCTAGGCTTAATAAACCACATGTACCATTTATTACTTATCCATATCAAGACCAATTTATATTAGAGATAGTAAATGCAGTTGAGACCTGAATAGATGTATGGATAGAGAAGAGTAGGGATATGGGATTATCTTGGGTGATGCTATGAATATTCTTACGATGATTCTTATTTAAAGAGTGGTCAGTATTATTATGAAGTTATAAAGAGGACTATGTAGATGCACAGTGAAATATGGACTCAGCATTTGAGAGACTTAGATATATGTTGAAGAGATTACCTAAACAGATGAAGCCCAAGGAATTACTTAACAAATATATGAATATATCAGCACCATGATGTTGAGAAATATCAGGTGATGTCTGAGTAAACTTCTGAACATGATGAAGAAGAAAGGTTGTGTTTATGGATGAGTTTGCATTACGACCTAGGGATGAGACAGCATTACAGAAGACAAAGGATGTTACAGAGTGTAGGATATTCTGATGAACTCCTAATGGTACTGGTAATGTGTATGGTAAAGTTATGACTAATCATAAAGCATACAGACACTTGCTTAATAAGAAGATAAGATTACCACGGAGACTTCATCCATTGAAGACTAATACATGGTATGAGTTCCAGAAGATGACTAGAACTGCTACCGACTTAGCACAGGAAGTAGATATTAGTTATGAGACAAGTGTAGTAAATGCAGTTTATCCTTTATTTTTACAGATGGCAACAAAAGGTACTTATATATATGATGTCACAAGACATACATATTGAAGCTGGGATTTTGGTAGAGACAGTATAGCATTCTGTCTATGGCAAAAAGATTTCCAGACTGGTAACATATTCCTTATTAAATCATTTAGGAGAGTGAACTGGCATATAAAAGATTTTGCTTGACTTGTGTTAGGTAAACCTTATGCATGAAATAATTGGGTATATGATGAGAGAGACTTTAAGATTATGAAGTTTATGCAGATGGTTAGATTCCATGACCATTTCTGAGACCCATATAATAGTGATAGTAGGACAGTTGTTAGTGATGATAGTATTAGAAAAGCTTTGGCTGAGATGTGAATCAATATAACAACCAATAGGAAGAGTACATTGAGAGAAAGGATAACTAAGACACAGCTAGGTATGAACAGGCTTTTCTACGATAAAGATAATTATGAGTGGGAACAAAGTATTATACAGTCACATTATCCACAAAGGTCAGAGAGTAGAGAACTAACTACTGAGCAGAGACTGCCAGTTCATGATGAGAACAGTCACTTTAGAACCTGTACAGAATACTTTTTTGACAATGAACCTCTTGTCTCTTGAGATGATTGAGGTATGGTAATTAATAACCGTTTGTATTCTTAATACAAACACAAGGACTTTATTCATAACAAATATTTCCAATGACCGATAAAAAAGAAGCACCAAAAGATGCACAAAAAGAAAAAACATTAGTCATAAAGATTGACTGATGATTAGGTAGGAACATTGCTATGGAGTGAGCCATTACTGAATTAGCAAAGAAAAGACCAGTAAAGGTTATAGCATCACGACCTTTAGCATTCTGGTGAAATCCTTACATTGAATCTATACACTGAACAGATGACAGGGATTTGTTTAGGCAAGTTATAAGATGAAATGATTATAAGGAACTAGAACCATACACAGACCCAGCATTCTTTAATGATGGTGAGAATTGGCTTAAAGTAGCAGCAAGACAACTCTGATTAGATAAGCCAGCAGACCCTGTAATGTTCTTAGCAGAACATGAGACACACATTAATAATCTTGAGTGAAAGGCTGTATTATTCCAACCATTCTGAAGTACAATGCAGATAAACGGTTGAGATAAATCTTATAGAAGTTTTAGAGTTGCTGATGCACAGTATATAGCTGATAGATTAAGACAAGCATGATACACTATATATCAAGTATATAAGAAAGGAGAACAACCAGAATTAGCAGGATGTGTTACATGTAGTGGTAATAACTTAAGATGGATAATTAGTTTAGCTGCTAAGTATCCAGTAATATGATGCGATAGTTGTTTACATCATGCAGCAAAAGCATTCTGAAAACAATCAGTTGTTATGTGGGCTGGTACAGATGTAAATAGATTCTGATATGAATCACATATTAATATGTGGGAGAAAGGAATGAAAGAGTATACACCTATGAGATTACCTATGAATAGTTTTGACTTTGATATATCTAATCAGCATAGTAATGAGTTCTCAAAAGAGTTTTTAGACAAATTTGTAGAAACTTCATTAAATCTCTTGAAATCACGATACAAATAATTATATAATACATTGCTGTACGATTCAGGTTCCAGACAAACCAGAATTAAAAAAAGATAGCCTTTTCTATATCTGTGGCTATCTTTTTTTGTTTAATTGGTTTGTTAGTTACTAACAATGATATTAAGAAACTAAAGCCCAGCAGCAGCAAGATGTATTCCATTTACGAACACATCCATCATCTTCTACTAGAACTAAGTCTCAAGCACATCATGTAGCTGGTAGATTACAAGCTAGGTCAACATTTGGTAACCAGTTCATGTCTCCTAATCCAGCCATAGTAGCAACTAAAGCATTCAACCTAACCAAATTTTCATGGTCAAATTGGTCTCTTACAGGTGCTGTCATGTCTTTCAACTTTATATAAAGTAAAAACATCGGTCTATTGGGTGTATATACTTTTTAAAAACAAAATCAAGTTAAAGTAAAAAATCTCTTGATTTTTATTTTAAAAGATATATATCACGATTGTATTATTATTTGTTTACAAAACATTTTAAATATATTTTCTATAGATGAAAGACTTTACCAGAAATGATTATGAGAAAGTAAAGGCACAGGTGCTTAGAGAATTTTGAGCATCTGAATCTGCAACTACTCAGAAAAGAAATCAATTCAGAGAAAGGTCTTGGCTATACCAGACTGTAGCGGAGGATGAAAAGGTTAAGGTAAATCTTATCAGAAGTTTAACAAATTCTTTATTAGCACTTTATTATCAAGACAAGTTACAAGTTAAATGGAACAGTAGAGACTTGTATCATTTTATTGAAGCTAGGAATTTCCAATCAGTATGTGAATATGATTATGATAATCTTGATATGGAAGTTGAGGATTACATTAATCAGAAAAACAAGTTCCTAAAAGGTGTTTGAATAAGAGTGTTAACATGATGGGATGATGAAAAGAAAAACCCTACTTATAAAGTAGTAGACCCATTGTCTTGGTATCCAGACCCTAGAGGTCATACACATATAAGAAACTTTGACTATATGTGATTTGAGACTAAGATGCCTATAGATGCTGCAAAGGAAATGCAGAGGCAAGGTAAATGGAGAAAGGTTGATATACAACCATGACTTACACCACAACAGAATCAACAGCTACAAGACAAGTGAAATCCTAGATATGTTAACCAACATACAGCTGTAGAAAAAGATGTAACGATATACACTCACTATACAATGTACGACTGAAAACCTATACAGGTTATAATGTATAAGAGAGATGCTATATTAGATATGAAATATGTAAAGCCTATACTTAAATGAGATAAGTTAATAGATTGTAATGTTAAATTCCCAGTTGCTTTGAACTATTGGGAACCACATGAATGAGACCCACGAGGAATTAACTTATACGATGTTGCAGAGGATAAGCAGAAGCTACAAACATTGATGATGAACTTAATCAGAATCCAAGCTATTAAACAAGCATTAGGAGGAAGAGTATTCTTAGATAGGAATATATATACTAAATCTAAGAAGATATTGAGTCAATGAGTATTATGACCACAATATATACCAGTAGATTGAAATGGTCAAAACATAGGTAATATGTTATTCATTGAACCAGAGAAGTGATTAAGCCCAGATGTTTATAACTTCCAGAATCAATTAAGTAACCAAGCAGAATCAGATACAGGTATATCTAAACTTACACAATGAGTTGGAGACCCTAACATGACTACTGCTTCAGAAGCTACCATAGCACAGGATAATGCTAATATCAATAAGGTATTAGGTAACAAGATAAATGCTTGGTGAGAAAAGACATTCTGGCAGTTATGGTATATGTTCTACAAACATTACTTCAGTATTAAAGATGAGAAGTATGTAGAATTAACAAGAGGAATAAGTCCAGCCTGAGATATTTTCACAAGAAAGAATATCATCTGAGGTAATGACCCAAGGATACAGATTATTAATAAGTGAGACTTGGATAGTCAGAACAGGGCAGACCTAGATAAATTTGTTCAGTTATATGCTATGATTATGGCTGACCAAACAGCAAGTCCAGCAGAGAAAAGGTTTATGAAGAGAAAGTATTGTGCTTTAATATGAATGAGTCAAAGTGAGATTGAACAAGCATGTGCTTATACTCCAGCTGAGCTTGATGCTAAAGAGCAAGTAATCCTACTTAATAATAATATACCAGTACAGATAGGAAGTATGGATGAAGACCACTATACATATCTAACCATCTACCAGAGTGCATTGAATACTCCAGCTACAAGAGCAGCTATAGAGATGAGGAAGATGGCTTATATACAAAGCTGACAACAGCAGAGAGATATGATGGCTATGTGAATATGATGAATGCCATGACAAACTGGTAACCAATGAATCATGAACTGAGTAACGAACAATATGATTCAGAAAGATAACCAGTTGAAAACCCAACCATTTTAATTATTAAAATAATAGACCGATGACAGACAATGTAAATGATTTATTAAGTCAAGATGCTTTAAAAGAATTACACAATGCTTATACAAAGAATTATGTGGCACACAACATTATTAAACAGTCACAAACTTTATTAGTAGAGAAGACAAAAGAGTGGTTTAAAGAGAATGGATATGAAGACCCAGATGTTAAACTTGCTACTAATGATGACTTTATGGAAAGAGCAAACAAAGATGAGAAAGCTGCAGAGATGATTAAGACACAATACACTACAAGATGGGCAGAGATTAATGAACTTAGATGAGCATTAATGAAAGCCGATGTAGAGATTGAAGCAAGCATTAAATGATTAAAATTTGTTTTAGACCTTATTAAATAATACCATGGCTAAAAAGAAAACTACAGAAGTTGTAGAAAATAAAGAAGTTACAGAAGCTACAGAAGTTACAGAACTAGAAGATACTGTAAAAGTTGTAGAGAAAAAAAGAGTTAAAACAAAAGAGGAGATTTGTGAGTTCTACTGAATCAGAGATGATGAAATAGTATGACCTAATTGTGATTTAACAAAGTACAATCTTAAACCAGAAGAGACAGGTGTACTATGTGAGTGGGCTGCACAAAATATGAAAGTAAATGTTGATAACATAAACTTTGATATGTACAGATGTTCACCAGAAGTAAAAGCTATAATAGAGAAATACTGAATCACTGCTAAAGATGTTGTTAGTGACTGATGATTAGCAGAGTTATCAGAAGAAGAGAAAGATATTATATGCTGATACTATAATGAATTGGTGACTAAATCTATTTAATTATTAATTAGACCGACATGGAAGCAACCGATTCAACAAAAGCTATTGTAGCTGAGAATAACATGAGGCAAAGGATAAGGCAGTCAAGCTTGCAGTGGTGAATAAGACCGATAGATATAACACCACAGCTACTTAGGGAGAAGTGAGTGTTGGATATACAGTGAGTTATGAAAGTTGTTGTAAATTTAATATGTGAGTTCTATGGTATCTGATTATGGGAACTCACATGAAATAGCAGAGAGTTCTTGATGAATAAGTATTGAATCCCTGAAGATAAGTTAGAGGTACTATACAGCAACTGAGATGTAGCACTAGCTTATAGTGAGTTTGCTAAACATTATAACTGAGATTGAAAGATACCAGATGATGTAAAGCTTGACCCACTACCAACAACCACAACAGTAGTTAGTCTACCTGAGGAACAGGTAAAGCAAGAAGAAGAGAGAATGATTAAGGTGTGAATAGAGAACTTAAAAGGTATAATAGCCAATGAGACAGATAAAGATAAAAAAGACCTCTATGAAGCACAATTAAAAGTTTTAGAACTTAAGCTTAAGAATGCAGCAGCTTGATAAACAACTATATAACCTTACCAAAAGTAAACATTGGAAAGTATTAGAGGAATATCTAACTGCAAATAAAACCATCATCGAGGAACATCTGTTTAATTCAAAGACTTGATATATAGAGAAGCCTACGAATTGAGCAGTTGTCCTCATTAAGATGAGGGAAGTATACCAGAAGATATTAGACCTACCTAAAGTATTGGTTGACTTAGCGGAGGATGAGTCAGCTAGTGAGAAGTTATTGCAGACTGTTAATAGTATAATAGAAGATATGAGTTAAGATACCAGTTAGCTGATATACAGATGGGGCGGTGGTCGGTCTCCACTCCATCTATATAACGGTTAGCTACCGTTAGTGGATTGCAACTCCACATAATAAAATTGCAAGCTAGTGATAGCATATTTATCTATAATCAATTCAAATGACCGAGACCGATTACAATGCAATGCCTCTAGATGAACTAGAGAAAATGGTAGCTGGTATTCCTACTAGCCAAATGGATACTGAAAATCCTGCAAAGGAAGAACCTAAAGAAGAAACCAAGCAGCCAGACTGAGAAGCACCTACGGGAGAATCAGATAAGGCGGGGGAAGAACCTAAGGGGGAACCCGAGCAAGATTGACAACCAGAACAGCCAGAAAAGAAAACACCAGAATCTATCAAAAAACTTTTACATCAGAGGAGTGAACTTAGACAAGATAACGACAGGCTTAAGACTGAGTTAGAAGAAGCTAAGGAACAATTAAGGAAACTTCGTTCATGAGAATTGGACTCTGAGTTTAAGAACTCAGATGGTGAGGTTGACTTAGAGAAAAAGGAGGAAGCTATCCAAGATGCCTCATTTAATAGCAAGATGATTGAAAGAGAATATAACAACTCTAATAGGAGTCTTGATAGTAATAGAGAACTAGAGATGGCTAAATTCTTAATTGATAATCCAGACCTTGCTGATGTCAAAGATGAGCTAATTACTTATGCAAATGCACACAAGGACTTAGACATTGAAGACATAAAATATCTTGTATTAAGCAAGATAGACCCAACAAGACTATTGGATGAACAAACTAAAAACAAACTTAGTGGGAACTACTGAATCCCATGAAAGTCATCAGACTGAAGTGCAGATAAAAAGGATGATGAAGACCCTAAGAAAATGTCTTTAGATAAATTATGAAAGAAGATAGAGGAGTTGGGATTGATTTAGATAAATTACCAACTTTAAAAGATGACAACAATTACACAAACATCAAACATCAATGCTAGTGGACAACTATTACAAACATGGTTGGACAGAACAGTATTGGAAAACTTTGAGCCTAACTTAAGGTTCTACGATATGTGAGAAAAACCAGCACGACCTGCAGGTTATAACACATTGGCTTGGACAAGATGCAACAAATTAACTGTATCTCCTACACAAGCTTTGTTAACAGAATGAGTAACACCAGATGATACTGCTATTACATTTACAACAATATCTTTGACTGCTAACCAATATGGTATGTATGCTATCATCACAGATATTTTGGAAGATGTATCTCCAGTTCCTATGGTGTCTACAGCTTTGAAAGTTCTTGGACAAAACATGGCTAGAATTATAGACCAAGTTATCCAATGAGTATTGAGCTTAGGTACAAATGTTATCTATGCTGGTGATGCTACAACTAGAGCATCTATTGATGCATCAGACTTAGTTACAGCTACAACATTGGCTAAAGCAAATGCTTTCTTGTCAACAAAAGCTGCACCTACATTCTGAGATGGATACATCGCAGTTGCACATCCAAATGTAATATTCGATATTCAAACAGGAACAGCTACAGGATGATTCATAGACTTGTCTAAATATACTGAAGCTGGTAGAGCACAATTAGTTAAAGGAGAAATCGGAAAGATATTTAATGTAAGAATTGTATCTTCTGCATTCATCCAAACATTTGCTTCTACAGTAACTGTATACCCAACTTATGTAATGTGAAAAGGTGCTTACTGAGTTGCTGATTTACAAGGATTAAGGTCTTACTTAGTTGGAGACTGAGCTTCTAAATCAGACCCATTGGCACAAAGGAGATATGCTGGATTCAAAGTTGCATTCAACTCAATCATCTTACAACAAGATGCATTGGTTAGAATTGAATCAGCTTCAAGTCTATCATACTCTTGGTAGAATAAAGAGGGGTACTAACTGTACCCCCTTTTAAGATATGTCTGCATCAGTAGATGTATCTTAAAAGTTTTACATCAAACATTATATAATGGCAAAAACAATATGAAGTTATATATCAGACTGGATGAACGACAATGCTAGGAATGCAACAGACCTAGATGCTAATGTAGCATTGGTGTGGTTCAACAGAAGATACCATGAGATAGAATGAAAGATTGCTACATTCATTATGGATAACTATTTTGATGCATACATAAGCATTGATACTATAGCATGACAAGCTACATACGATTTACCTACATGAGATAGTAGTTGAAGTACACTGCCAGATTTTCCAGAATTAAGAAAACTATTGGAGTTATCTATAGATTACAATGGTAATGGTAAATATGTTAAAGCTGATGAAATGCCAGAGTGAGATTTGCAACTACCATTAGACTATTATCTTGAACATGCATCTAAATGGAAACCAAAGTTTAAATTTGAATGAAAGAGTGCTATAACAATTTATCCACAACCAGATAAAGATGTTGAGGATTGATTACATATTATGTATGCTGCTAATACTCCAGATGTAGTTGCTACAGATACAGAGGATGATTTAACAATACCTCGGCAATATATCCACATTATATTAATGTGAATGAGTTGGGATAATGCTAAAGCAGTAAACGATATGAAAAATGTTATGATGTTTAAACAAGATTATTATCAGGCTATGAATGAGATGTTGGCAGAGATGGCAGACAGATATATACAACCAACACAATATCATACACCTAATTTAAGATGATTAATGAACTAAACCAATGGCTATAAAACTAAAACAATACTTAGAAAACAGTTGGTATAGATGAGCATCACAAGATAGGCAGACATGATATGCTGCACAATTTCAGTATTGAGTTTGAATCAATGTTAGAGATATGAGAAACTGAGTATGCTTAGCATGAGGTAGAACTGATATAACATCTTTTAGTAAATCATTTACATATTTCACATATAATTCAAATTTATATTTATTAGATACTGATTGAAAGATATATGATAATACATGAACATTAAAGTGTAGTTCATGAATATCATGAGCAAATGTATGAGTAGAGTTTTCATGATACATATATGTAGTATGAAGTGGATGAGTAGCACAGATAGATAGTACATTTACAGTATCAGATGTTACTCCTACATGATGGGGAAATCATTGAACATGTGCATTGAATTATGCTAATACATTCCTATTAGTTTGAGATTGGAACTTAGTATGGAGATTTGATTTATCATGATTACCTGCAGAACAGATAAGAAACTTTGATGCTTCTTATAATGTTTTCTGATTAACACAGGAGTGAAACTATTTAAAGATATATGTATCAAACTGAGTAGATTCTAAAGTTCATTATGCTAAAGGTACATTTGATGTAGAAGATACATGATTAGTACAAACAGTATCATTCAAATGATTAGCATTAAACAAATGAACAATAGCATCAGACCAAGGTAATGACTATGCAATATTCAGCCCTACAAGTTGAGAATATAAATTAGCAAAGGTACAATGATATAATAAGACAGATATAAGATGGACACAGAAATGGTGATGAGAAAGAATATTCACAGCTAGTGCTGCAAATATAATAGCAAGTGATTGAGTTTTATTTGCAGCTATGGATGAATGAATATGGACATTCACAGAATATAACTGATGGCTATGGTGATGATGTGTAGAGTTTGCTACACAGTGACAAATAATTAGTATGTTTAGATATTGAGAACAATTGTATGTATGTTGTAAAGTATGAGATGATTATATAGAAAGCTACTATGATATGAGCTTCCATCCTGCAAAATATCAAACATCCTGATATATTATTGGTAGGATATTTGATTGATGATGTGCATGATTATTTAAAAAGAATGACCAAGCAACAATAACATATAATATGCATGTTGGTACACAAATGGAATTAAGCTATAGATATGATAGAAGTTCATTTTGATA